CCACCCCGCACCAAGATATACTGGATGCCCGCGCGGTCGTCCGCAAAGAGAACGCAACCTTCATCGCGAAGGCGAAAAAGGCTTCAGCGACTGCCTTTGCTGACGATGACCTTCACTTTGATGTCGGGCGTTTCAGTTTCCACGGCAACGACGTATCCAACAATTGGGCGGAGAAACCAGATGGCGACGTTTACAGACATCGGCTTGCTGCCGCAGGACGACGAGATCTTTACCGGGGGGTATACGATCAGCTCGCACCGCTCGTCCAAGAAGTCCGAGACGACTTCTCCGAGCGTTACGGATGGGGAGACCCTGGAAGCACAGCCGCCACCTTCGCAGCCGCCGAGCGACGAGACGACGTAGAGTCTACCACCGGATTTCACCGGGACGCTGATCCGCTCTCGCCTGCTAAAAAACGAGAAGACCGTGGTCTTGGGCCAGTAGACCACGACGCGGCTCGCGCCGGTGCCCACGCGCGGTTGCAGCAGAACTTCGAGGGTGAAGAGCAGGACATGCTGGAGTGGGTTGACGATCCAGATCGTCAGTTGCCGACTCCCGAGACGACTTATGTGTGGCGGGGCGTCATTGCGGATCGGGCGTTGGAAGCCCTTGAGTCAGGTGATGAGGAGTCCCTGAAACGCAACCAGGCCCTGCAACTTGCGTGGGATGATGCGGGTGAGATGTGGGCCATGGGTGGCCAGGCCCGGCAGGAGCGTTTTCAGGATACACCGGAAGAGGAAGCGTACCACGAAGTTATCAAGAAGCTGAGCGGTACGAGTGAAAAAACCAAGGTTCGGTACAAGAAGCTCCGCACACGCGAGAAGGTGGAGACTCGCAGGGAGTCTGATGCACAGCGACGTGTGGATGCGGCTCAGCAAGAGGCTGACGAGCATGGAGCCAGTGCCGCCGCCGCCGAGCAGATAGCCGCCACAACGGACGACAAAGCCCACAGACGGGATGCTACTTCCGAGGCTAAGGACGCACGCCAAGACGAGGGGCGGGCCAAGGAGAAGGTTGACAAGGCCACCAAAGACCGTGACCAAGCGAGCACCCGCAAGAGCAAGGCGAAAAAGCGGACAGCCAAGGTGATGGCCAAGGATGGCAAGCGTGCCCTCGAGGCACAGAAACAGGTTCGGGGTGCCGGCTACGACACCTCCGAGGAGGGGCTGCGTGAGATTGCTGCTGACCCTATTGATACTGCACGGGTCAAGATCATCAGTGGCACGGCCCGTGAGATTGATTGGGCTGACCGGCTGAACAGCATCAGAAGGAACTTCATGCTGCAAGGTCTGGCAACGCAGGGGGTCAACTTGATCAGCCCGATCCTTTACGCTGCCGAGCAACAACTCCCCTTGATCCTTGAAGCGACACTGCACCACGCGACGGGTGGTCGTGTTGGCCAAATGGGATTCCCGGCACTTGGCAAGCTCTGGGCTGGTTTCTATTCGCACCTGGGTGAGGCTGCAACCAACTCTCTCATTTCATTCCGAACGGGAACCCAGTTCTTCGAGTCGGAAGTGATGAAGAAGCAGGGCAGCAGTCGCGCCGAGGCACCGCACCAGGCGTTCAGTGGGAAGTGGGGGTGGGGGTTGGAATTCCCGCAGCGACTACTCGGGGCTGTGGACGACTTCTACAAGACTCAATTCACCCTGTCTTATCTTAACGCCTACGGATACCAGCAGTTCCGCAACGAGAAGCAGACTCACGAGGAAGCGGTTGCGAGCATGGCGGATGTCATGGTCAACCCGAAACATGAGCTGTGGAACAAGGCTTTGGTTGAAGCCCAGCGGCTGACGTTCACGACCAGGATAGACAACATATTGATGAATCCTGTCCGGCAGTTGAGAACGGGTCACCCCAGCTTGGGGGCTTTTGCTGCTCCTGTGAAATTTGCGGCACAACAGGTGATGCCGTTTCAGGATACCCCAGTGAATGTTGTCGCGGAGGGTTTGAAGCAGACGCCGGCTGGCATCTTGTGGCTTCTCACCAAGGAGCAAGTCAATGCACGCGAGGATGGTGACTGGAGCCAGTTCACGTCACGCTCCATGCAGACGGCCGTCGGCAGCATGATTGGACTCGCCTTGTCGCAATGGGTGCTCGGTGATGACGACGAATATCCGTGGATCACTGGCACTGAGATTGAGAACTCGCCCGAGAAGCGTGAACTATACAACCGACGCGGCATGCCGCAGTCGCAGAGCTTCAGGATTGGTGACACATGGTGGAGCTACGAGAGATTTGATCCAATTGCCACCGTGCTGAGTATGTCGGTTGACGCAATAAATGCCTGGCGTCGTGGCGAGTCAACTACAGATGCAGGTAAGGAAGTGATGGCAACTGCTGGAAATTCGCTGACACGGGCAAGCGTGGACAAGACTTTCTTCAGTGGCATCTCGGACATTGCCGAGGCCATCAGACGTGGGAAGAACAAGCGTCCCGGTGAAACCGACATGGACGCCGTCAATCGCGGGTTCCATCACTGGGGCATTGGCTACGCTGCCGGTTGGGTGCCAGCCATTCCCAAGAACTTCGTCCGAGCACAGCAGGACGTGTACCCCGAGCGTGGACTGTGGGGTAAGGAATCAGAGTTCAGTGATCGTGCCAACCTGCGGTACATCCAACGTGCCGAGTTGGGACTGGTTGACGACCGGCCACGGGTGGCCTTGTTCGGAGAAGAGATCCCGAGGCACACGCCGTTCAGCAACCCGACCATGGACTTTGCCTGGAAGTTTGCCAGCCCCATCAAGACCAAGGCACACGATCCGTTCATTGGCAACAGAATCATAATGAACTGGAACCGCGAGCATCCAGAGGCCGAGTTCAATCCACGGTCGCCTCGCTACATCAGCATCAAGGGCACCACCATCTACCTGTCCAACGAACAGCTCGAGGAGTACGCACGCCTCGGCGGCGGCAACGCACGCACGATCATCACGACGCTCGAGGAGCGGGGTGAGTTTGAGAATCCAGCCCACCCGACGCTGCGGGACAAGACCATTGTCAAGAAGGCCGTCGAGCGGGGTTACAAACAGGCTCGGATAAAGTTGCGTCCCAAGTGGAACCAAGACCAAGCCCTCGAAAACAAGATCTTCGAGCGTAGAGTCGAGAAGGGTGAGCTGACATCCGGTCAGGTGGAAGAGTACCAGAGGCGGTATGTCGCTCCGTAATCACAAGGTGGTCTTGACAGCGTAACCAGTGCAACGCTATCATCTCGTGCTGAACAGGTTTAGCCCGGGAGGCGAGATGGGTAGCCGTGACTGCATTCACTGCGACAAGCCGGCGGACAGGCGTGGACTCTGCGGCTCTCATTACCAGGCCGCTTGGCGGCGGGTGAAGGGGGGGCGTATCACTTGGGCCACCCTCGAGTCGGCCTCGCTCTGCCTCCCGTCACGGCGACATCGTTCTGAGTTTGGACAGCAGCTCGACGCTCTGGCCGAGGAGATGTCCTCGTGAATATTCGTATCACAGGCATATGCTTGCCCGGGGAGTTTGTCTGGCAGTACCGCAACGGCGACGACCGGATGGCTACACGTTGCGACAAGTGCGACGGGCTGGGATACCACGGCACACCCCGCAGCCGTCTCAAAAAGGAGTGTGTGCCGTGCCAAGGTGGCGGCTGGCACGGGATTGATCCGGCCGAGCCGACCGACTGCCGGCCGGTAGACATGATTGATGGCGAGATGGTACACGCCCGAGTGGCCGTGTATCAGGTCCGCTACGCACTGGGCTGGCCGATCTGGCATCCTGAGGATTTAGATATTCGGCCGGAGGTGCGGCTGAACCCTGACAGAACCTACCCCCGTATACACGCGAACTATTGGGAATGATTCCCTCCCGTGTGCCAGGGATGGCACCTAGCCGGTGGAGCCGGGCGGGAGATTATTTAGCAGCAGGAGGCTGAGACATGGCGCTGGTACTGACGATCAAGGAGAATGGCGCACTGCACCTCGAGACTTTCGAGGGCGAGATTATCATTCATGTCGTGGAGGTGCGACACCGTCGTGTGCGGATCGCGGTGGACGCACCGCCGGCCGTGAACATACTGCGAGGCGAGCTGAAGGAGCAGTCGCTTGTACCGCGAGACCTTTAAAAGCCGGTTGGCTCGCAGCCATCTGGCTGTGTGGGTGGCGGCATCTTGGCACTGGAGTTCGGGCTGCAACGTGCGCATACCAAAGACCGTGGACGACCAGCCTGACAACGGCGACCTGTTCGTCCGCGAAAAAGATGACGACCAGTGGAAGCGGATAGAGGTGAAGCACATCCGCCGTGACTGGACAGGCGCGGAAGACTGGCCCTTTGAAAAGGTTATCGTCTGTGCCCAGCATAGCTTTGACCGTGCGGTCCAGAAGCCGCATCACTACTTGATCTTCAACCACCGGCTGACTCACGCTATCCGAGTGATGGGGGAACATCACAACGACTGGTGGACCGAAGACATCTCTGACCCGAGGCGTGGCAAGTCTCAGGTTTGTTACTGCACTTGGCCCAACGTCGTGGACTTCCTTGCCGTTCCGGCTGACCTGATGGTGTCAACATGAAACAACACCCCGCACTGATCGCCGGCCTCGAGGTCTTCAACTCGGACACTGACTGGAAGATGTGTGCGATGGGACGTGCCTTGTTGCGTGCCTACCATCGTCGGTGGATCCAGTCGCACGAGGAGATTGAACTGATCTCCACCGAACAGACGTTCACGGCCGAGCTGATCAATCCCGCGACCGGCCGCCGCAGTCGCAAGCTGAGCCTGGCCGGCAAGCTCGACAAGGTGGCTCGCCAGGACGGCGTGGTCTTCTTTGATCACAAGACCACGTCGGATAATATAGAGGACCCCAACAGCAACTACTGGCGTCAGCTTGCGGTGGACAGTCAGCCCAAGATGTACGAATTATTGCTTGGCCAGAACGGGGTGCTCGTGGACCGGGTGGTTTGGGACGTGGTCAAGAAGCCCCGGCTATCTCCCCGGCGGATCAGTGTCGCAGACTGCAAGGCACTGGTGGCAACGTGCAACTGGTTCGGGGCTGACGTGTCATCCGAGAGTGTGAATTGGGCGCTCGATGCTGGGAACGAGAACGAGGAGCTATTCGAGGCACGACTGCTCTTTGAGTTGGTGACCTATCCCGAGAAGTATTTTGCACGCCGCTCAGTTGAGCGGGTGACGACCGAGCTGATCCAGTTTGCCGTCGACCTGTGGGAGGTGGGCCAGCGGGTGCATCGGTCGAGGCGACGTGATCACAAGCTCCGCAACCCTGGAGCGTGCATGCATTACGGGCGGCCCTGTCAGTTCCTTGGTATCTGCTCGGGGCACGACCGTCCCGACTCCCACCGCTGGCAGGTCAAGCAGGACGTGCATGTCGAGCTGGACGGTGAGGTGCCTGACGGCCGCGACGTGGTGACCAACAGCAGGATGACGACGTTTCTGCAATGCGAGGCCAAGCACTATTATCAGTATGAACTTGGCATAGAACGAGTTGAAGAGGAGCGTACGGACGCGCTCTATTTTGGAACGCTGTGGCACTCGGCAATGGATGCCTGGTGGGCAGTAGCATGTGGAGGTAGTGGTAATGGCAACAGCACAGAGCAGCCGGTCAGCGAGGTCGGCACCTCAGAGCAGTTGGCTGTCACAGATCACCAAGCAGGTGGCCCGCCGGCCGGCGGTACTGGTGGTGATGGGCAAACCGGGGGTGGGTAAATCCAGTCTGGCGGGAAACATTCCAGGCGTGGTGGTGATCCCGTTCACGCAGGAGAACTCGTGGGGCACACTCAAGGCCACGGGGTCTGTCCCCGAGGACGTGTCTCTCTTCCCACCGCCGGAGAACTGGACAGACTTCCTGGCCATGCTCGACGAGCTGGGCACCGGGGAACACAAGTTCAAGGCCCTCGCGATTGACACGATCAGTTGTGCTCAGCGACTGATGCACGAGCACGTCTGTGCCCGTGACTACAGCGGCGAGTGGGAGCGTGGATTTTTGGCTTACGGACGTGGGTATGAAGCGAGCTTGGCGGACTGGCGTCTCTTCTTAACGAAGGTGGATAAAATTAGAGACCGCTCTCCAGGCATGTCGGTCGTGATGTTGGAGCACACACAGGTGCGTCCTTACAAGAATCCTCTTGGTGAGGATTACGACAGGTTCACGCCGGCCCTGCACGCCAAGAGCTGGGACCTGTTGCACAGGTATTCGGACGCCGTCTTCATGGCTGATTACTTTGTGTCCGTAGACACCGAGGGAAACCGGCCGAAGGGCAAGGGCGGAAAGTCTCGCATAATGAGGACAACATACTCACCGGCTTGGGATTGTAAGAACCGGTTTTCCATGCCTGATGAGGTGGAAATGGGCGACAGTGGAGCTGAGGCGTGGGCAAATCTTCTTGAGGCAATGAAGGGAGGCAAGTGATGGCGTATGAAAATGGTATGTACCGCTGCCGCGTGACAGGGCAGGGTTTTTTCAAGCTCGACAACGAGAAGAAAACCGAGTACTTCGGACTGGCGATGGTGCCGATTGGACGGTACGCACCAGGGTCCGGTGAAGGTGGCGAGTTGCTCCAGTGTGACGACTGGCCGAGGACTGTGCGTCTTTGGCTGACAGCCAAGGCCATAGACATCACTGGTGAACAGCTCCTGGAGCTGGGATGGGACGGCCAGAGGTTTGTGGATCTTGATCCGGCAACGGACGGGTTCCACGATTTCAGTGGGAAGGAGGTCACGCTGACCTGTTCTCAGGAACAGGTCGGGGACAAGGTCTATGACAACTTCAGCTTTCCTCGCAGGTCCAAGCCGACGGGCAACGGGCCGGAGTCTGATTCCGATATCGCCGTGAAATTGGACCGGCTCATGGGCAACAAGTCTAAGCCGAAGGCCACGACCAAGGCCAAGGCCAAAGCGGCCGTGGTAGCGGAAGTGCCGGATGACGAGGTGCCCTTTTGAGCCTGCATGATGATTGTCTGACCAT